TTCCCGCCGGCCACAATCTTCTTCCCCTGGGCGAGGGAGGCGATGGGGACGCCGCCGCTGATGATGGCCGTGGATGCCCCAATAGACCCGTCTGGGAGGCTCCAGGAGGCCGTTGCGGCGGGGAGCCTGACAGAGTACTGGGTCCGCTCCATGTAGCCCCCAGATTCGAGGACCGTCTGCATGGCCGGGTCGGAGATGAGGCAGGAGAAGGTAATCGCCCCAGAGTTAGCCGAGCCAGCCACGGGGAAGTCGGCCACCATCTCCTTCGCGTCAGGGAGGAATTCAGCAAAGAGGCTCATTCTAAACCTGCGACCATTGGCAAACAGGCACAAAAAAAGGGCCCCTTGCGGAGCCCTTCGTTTTAAACGTCAGACTGCGATTAGGCAGCGGTGACGTAGCGGACAGCACTCGTCCCACGGCCCTTATTGGCGCCGATGAGGATCTGAGCGATGCAACGGATGTTGCCCGTTTCAGCCTGACCGACGAGGACCTGGATGGACAGGCCGGACTCGGCAGTGGCGACGCTGGAGGTGAAGCCGGCGATTTCAGCCATCGGCACGCCCGTTGCGACGAGGAGCGAATCTGGGCCCATAGCCACGCCCGCGAGATTCTCGACGTTCGGGATCTGGTTCCACTGGTAGATATCCATGCCGGCGACCTGACCGACGTTGCCGGTGGTGACAACGGTGTTGGCGCTCGGGTTGAGGGAGCTGACGAGGGAGGCCGAGTTGCGGAGGGCCTTCAGGTAGCCGTTGCCGACGAGGAAGGAGCGAGGCTGACCAGCCTTGGCGGAGTCGAGGAGGAACTGAGCGTTCACCACGTCGTCATAACCGAAGTCAGCGACAGTGACGATTTCTTCCGTGGCGAAGTTGGCGGTCGTGAAGACGGCGCCGATTTCTTCCCAGCACTTGTCGACGATGGCCTGAGCGGCGGTCTTCGCGTAAGCGTTGATGAGGTACTGCATGCCGAACTCCTGGATGTCCAGGGGGCTGAACTCGTCGACGTACTTGAAGTGCTTGAGGGTGACCGAGGAGTTGGTCATCGTGGCGCCGTCAACATCCGCGAGGGTGTTGGAGGCCTTGTTGAATTCCGAGGCCGTGCCCGAACCCATGATCGGGACGAAGACGGTCTTGCCAGCGCGGCCAACGGAGGCCGAGAGGTTGACGGAGATGTTGTTGAGGATGGGCAGCTTGCCGGCAACGGTCTGAACGATGTAGTCGCTCAGGATTGCGGGTGCGGTAGGGAGGACGGTAGCCATATTAGTGTGTTAGGTAGGAGGGTTAGAAAGAAATAAGAGCGGCCTTGTGCGCGTTGAAGAACGCGATGCGGGCCTGACCGGCAGGGAGGGCGAGGTAAGCGGCCTTGATGTCGGCGTTGCTCATCTTCGAGGGGCTGTCGCCCTTCGGAAGTTCGACCGGCTCAGTGCCGAAGGACGCCACGATCTTGGCGGCTTCCTTGGAGGCGGTCACCTTGGTGGCTTCGAGCTCGGAGGCCTTGGCCTTGAAGGTGGACAGTTCGGCTTCGCAGACCTTGAGGGCTTCCGTGAGGGAAGCGATGGAGGCGTCCTTGACGGAGGCCTCGACGCGAAGGGCGTCAAGTTCGGCAGAAGCGCCGACGGTCATCTTCTCCACGGTGCTGCGGAGGTCGTCGCGTTCGGCAGTAAGGCCGGCCAGAGAGGCGGCGGCCGTGACGAGTTGCTCTTCGATGGTCATCTTAGACCTGCGAGAATTGGCAACCGTGCCCTCGGGAGATTCCTGCGCGGGAACCTCTTCAACGTCATCTTCGTCGACCATCTCAGGGATGGCAGCGGGGTCCATGACCTCCACGCCCAGGGCGGAGACGGCGTCACGGGTGTCGGCGCGGTTGTCGATGAATAGGTCGACCGGGCGGCCGGCATCGAGCTCGGCCTTGATAACGCCAGCCTTGAAGGCAGGGGCTTCAGCGCCAGAGTCGTTCATGATCAGGGCATCGTACTCGAAGCCGATGGCATCGAGGTCGGCCACGGTCTTCTCACGCTCGCTCTCGGCGCGGTTCGTCAGGACGACGACCTCTTCGCCATGGGCGTCGATGTAGTCGATGACGCGCTCGACGGGCTGGCCGTCCTTCAGGATGGTGTCGTCGATGTCGGTGAAGATGCGGGGCATGTTAGAAAGAGGCTAGGGCTTTGCTGAACGAGTCGGCGAGGCCAGTGACCAAGCCCTGGGCAGCGGCCTGCTTGCCGGAGAAGACCTGACCACGGAGTGCGGAGTCTGCGACGAGTGTGCGCTTGGAGCGGATGGCGGCCTTGAAGTCTTCGTGAATCGAGTCGACGCCAGCCTGGAGGTCGGCGACCTGCTCGTCAGAGAGGGACGTGCCCTCGATGCCGGCGCCCTTCAGGGGGGAGCCAGACGACTTGATGACGACCATGCGGACGCCAGAGTCTTCGTAGAGTTTGGACATGTCAGGGACGGCCATGTAGACGCCCACGCTGCCGACGGTAGCCGAGGGACTGGCGACGACGCGATCAGCTTGAGAGCCAAGCCAGTAAGCAGCCGAAGCCATCTCGCTGTCGGTATAAGCCATGGTCGGCTTGCCGAGGTCGCGAATCTTGTTCGCTAGTTCTTCGACGCCGGTGACCGTGCCACCAGGGGAAGAGATGTTGAAGGCAATCTTCTCGACGGCAGGGTCGGCCGCGAACAGGTCGACGGCCATGGAGATGTCGTTCACGTCCACGGCTCCCATCATCTTCTCGATGGGACTTAAATTCTTTCCGATCACTCCGACGATAGGGATGGTCCCGACGCCATTCTGGACGTAGGGCACAGGGGCCACGCCGAAGAACTGGGCGAGCATGTCAGTGAAGCCGAACTTCTCGGCCATGACAGAGAAGTCTTGGGCCTTGGCCGGGTCAATGAGGAGGGGCTCGCGGCCCTTGAGGCCGTGGGATAGGAAGCGGGACATATTATTTTTCGTTAGTAGAGATGCCGGGGAGCGGTTCAGCCTGGTCGACTTGGGCGACCGTGCCGAGGGGAGTGTTAGTCGGGCGGAACAGCAGCTCGAATGGGATGCCGTATTGCTTGGCAAGGTTCTGGATATGCGCCATGTCGGCGGCTCGCTTTTCCATCTCAGAGCGGAAGTCGAGTCCGCGCTGGCCGTAGAGCTCAGACATGGACATGAGACCCATCTCGATGTCGGCGCGATCGTTGGCGGCTTCGCGGCCAGCGTCGACGGTGACGGACTTTGGGGTCGTCCAGGAGGTGGACCACCAGCGGGAGTCGTCAGGAATCTCACCCTTGGCGATGCCGTCGGCGATGATGTATTCCCAAGTCGGCTGACAGAAGCGCTCGATTATAATATTCTGATACTTGCCGAAGACGCGAGCGGCCTTTGCCGTGACCAAACGAACTGCACTTCCGCCGGCTGATGTCGGGTCTTTTACAAATTCGTAAGGAAGGATTGAGCAAATGTCTTTCTCCAGCGCTGCAAGGAATCCGACGAAGGTCGAGTTCGGGCGCTTGCTCTCGAAGGACTCGAAACGGTCAGAGCTCTCGAGCACGATAGCCTTGCCGCCCATCTGACTTGCGATGTTCTCGGCAGAGCCGTGGCTATTTGAAATCTCGGAGGCCGCATCCTCATCGAGGAAGCCTGAGCCCTTGAAAATCACACGATTCACGTCCCCGTTGTCCTTGACTGCCCTGCGTTCTAGGTCGAGCAGCTCCTTCACATCTTGAATGGCGCAGAGAGCAGACTGGAGGGTGGGGACGCCGCGGGAGCCGGATGCCGTCTCCATGTCGACAATATGCATGACCGACTGCGCCTCGACCTTGCGGGAGCCGCCGTCAGCCTGGTACACGGAGTAGTAAATCGGTTCGTTATATTTGCCGAAGCCAATGCCGTCCCAGCAGTCCGAAGGAGTGTCGCGATCGGTAGGGTCGCCGACACGGTGAGCCTCGATGATTTGCGTCTTGGCCTCGCCGTTGAGGTCAGCCTTTAGCGAGAAGGCATCGCCGTCGCGGAACATGGCCCGCGTCAGGATTGCCTGAGATTGAAAGAAAGACTTGCCGGACACGTCGAGGTTCTTGGCCTTCATCGCGAAATATTCTTCGTGAAGGCGTGCCGTCTCAGGGTTCTCGGCGTGGGACTGCCACTTGATGCCGTCGCCGACGACGTAGATGACCAGGTCGTTCAGGATCTGGCGGAAGAGCGAGGACTCGCGTTCGGCCCAGCGGCACTTCTTGACCATCTCGTTTCGGTCCCATGGGGACATGTCGCGGCGCATGTCATCCGGCTGCGGAGCGTAGATGACGCGGCGGGCGTAGGTCTGGACCGTCGAGCCCCATTCGTTCCCGCTGTACTGGTTATTGAAACGGCCCTGAGATACAGTCGCGGCTTGCGGGGCCGGCGTGCCCTTGCGGGCGGACGGCTTGCCCTTCTTCGAGCGCAGGCTGACGGTGGGGACTTTCTTGCGGGGGGGCATAAATTAGTCGATGCGGTTGTCCCAGCGCGTGTTGATCATGGTGCGACGGCGACCGTACTTGCCCGGGTCGAGGCGGCTCAGGGCGAAGAGGCTCTCGTTCAAGACCTCCTTGGGCGTCATGCCTGGGAAGGCCTTGGTCGCGGAAGACCCGGAATCGGCGTAGGACATGAGCGTTTTTCCGTCCATGATCAGAGACAGCGCTTTCGCCTTGAGGTCGAGCAGCTCACATTCAGTGAGGCCAATAAAGTACCCTTGAGCCATTTGACCTGCGTGAATTGGCAACGATAGGGGGCGGCGACGCCCATGTCCACGCCACGAGACTCTTCCTTCCCGCAACCATCGGCGCCGCCGCTTGAATTCAGTGTTCCCGGGTTCATGCGGAAGGCAAGTCGGTTTCGGTCGTTTCCTTGCCGACGATGCCCCAGCGGACGGCGGCCAGTAGGCCGAGCAGCTCGCAGTCAAAAGCATGATTGTCCTTCTTGCCCTGGGGCAATAGCCACTGGGGCTTGCCCGTGCGCCTGTCCTTTACGCGGACCTCGGCGCTCATCTGGTCGACGTAGTCCTGCCCAGCGTCGAGGGCGTAGCTGAAGGCGCGGCGTGAGCGGAGCCCGTGCATCAAATCCTTGCCCCCGAGGTTCGACCAGACCAGGAGCACGGCGCGAGTCTGGAGACCGGGCACCATGATGGTCTGCTTATCGGAATAGAATCGGCGGGTCGTCTTGCCGTCCTTGGTCGTGACGCTGAAGTCTTCGTTGCCCGAACCCTTCGCGCACTTCCAGCCACGCATGGCGGTCTGGCGATATACGTCTTGGGCTTGGTCTCCGGCATCGACCATGACCAGGGCCGGGTGCACGGCGTGGAGTTTGACGAAGGCCTCGACGTCCTGCCAGGTATCAATCTTGGCGAAGGCCTTGAGGCGGCTGTGCCCGGTGCGACTCCAGCGGCGGACTACGCAATATAGGTGCCCACGTTGCACGTCGATGCCGGCGGTTCGGAAAGGGAACGAACCTTCAGGCGCTCCCTCGCGGTCGACCACTCGGCCCTTGGGTGTGATGACTGACTCGCCATCCCAGTCGTCGGCCATGTTATAGTTGGCGGCCTGAGCGATGTTCACGATCTCCCCGCCTTCCTCGGCCCACGGAAGTGCGAGCCTCTTCTGCTTGAATTGGCGACGACTATCGTCACTGCCGTAGACCTCATAGTCTTCCTTCCCCTTGATCATCATGACGGCCAGCTCGCCCCAGCTCATCGACGCGAGCGAGTTCCAGTGCAGGCCGATGTGCCCGGAGTTAGCGGCCGAGGCCGTAGCGACAAAGGCGCCGCGAGCGTTTGCTTCCATGCGGGTGGCGTTGGTGTCGGGCAAGCGGGTCTGGCATGAGGCGCATTCGTAAGTCGTGCCGGTGCTGACCTTCTGCAAATCCCATGAGCCCGTCAGCTTGGCGTCGTCGGGAAAGCGAACCTGCTCCCATAGGTAGGGCTGAAGCGCGTCACATTTCAAACAGCGAAAGTTCCAATCACGCTGATCGGTTGACTCGTGCAGCTGATGGAATTCCTGACCCGACCTTCCGCCCTGGCTCATGAAGATTCGCTTACCCATCCAGCCGAAGGCCGTCACGCGAGCGCTCAGTTCCGCAAGGTGCCCGGGAGGTGCCTGCCAGCATTCGTCTGCAATTGTATAACGGAGCGAGAGGCGCTGAAGGTTTGCTTCGTTCCAGAGGCCGCGGCAGTAGAGCGTCATGCGGTCGAAGTCCGTCGTCGTCGAGCGGTCCATGTCGTCGACAGAGATGCGGGCCTTCACCGGCGGGCAGTTGTTCCAGACTGGACGCATGTAGCGAAGGGCGAAGTCCTTCGATTCCGCATCCGTGCTTTGAAAAACACAGGTCGGTCCGGGAGCGTTGGCGATGATGTGACAGGTGAACAGACGAGCGAAGAGAGATTTGCCAGACTGGATGCTGGCGAGGATGGTGAGCATCTTCGTCTCGGGGTCGGCTGCGATGCGCAGCGCCTCCGCAATCCACGGCGTCCGCTCCGACCTAAACGGCCCGGGCATCGGGGAGTCAGGGATTGCGAGGACGTTGTCTTCGAGCCACTGGACCACGTCGCCCGAGTCCGCCGGCTTTAGCACGTCACGGCCTACGCGGAGCAGGTCAGCCTTGTTCATCGTTCGCGGATAGGTCGGCCTTCGTTCTGCGGACCCAGACCTCTAGAGCCTTCACGGCCCGGGCTGGGTTCTCGCCGTTGCAGGCCTCGGCCACGTCGAGCGCTAACTTGTCGAGACGGTTGACGACCTCGCCCATGAGTTGACGCATGGCCTCCGTCGCTTCCTTCGAGCTGATGTAGTCTTTAGCCAGGATGAGTCGTCGCTCCTGCTCTTCCTCGAGGGCGACTAAAGTCTTGAGGCTCTGGTTGTACGCGGTCTGGTACTTGCCCTGGTTCGGGTCGCCGCCTTCCATCGACGCAAGCCAGACGCCGCGAGCCCGACCGACCAAGGCACGGTGCTCGCTGATCGTGTCGGCCAGCGTCCCGTCGTCGAGGTTCGCCGGCGCGGCCTTTGGCGCCTTCGCTGACCGGGCTTCGTCTCGAGCTGCTCGCCATGCCTGGGCGGCTTCGACCGTATCCGTCGGCATGCCTTCGCGCTTGAGCACGGAGACGCGCTGCGGCGTGATGTTCAGAGCCGTTCCAATCTCAAGGTTGCTAGGTTTACGCGTCATCAGAGTGCTGGAGTTCCCCCCGTTTGCTGTTTTATATGAAACTGCGTGGTGCCCCCGTGTAAAAG